GTCGGGCCATTCGGTGGTGTCGTCGTCGTCGGGTTCGGGTTCGAGGTGGCTCATATCGGCACTCCGGTCGAGTCGAAGTAGAGGGCGGCGACGACGGGGAAGTCGGCCTGGGTGAGGGCCAGAATGTCGCCGTCGGACACCTTCGACTGGTCGATGGTGCCGTCACCATTGTCGACGGCGTCGCCGATGGCCGGCCCGGCCGCGGCCATGCGCAGGAACGTGCCGGTCAGGCGGGCGTCGTCGCGCAGGCAGCCGGCCGCGGTGGCGGCCACGTCGGGGCGGGCGTCGTCCTTGTAGGTCTCGGACTGTTGCATGACGCAGGCCCGGTTGCGTTGCTGGAAGGTGAAGTCGGCCTCGAGCAGGCCCTGGGATTGGTAACTCATGGTTGCTCCTTTTGGTTAGCCGGTGCCGAGGTAGTCGATTTCGAGGTAGGCGCGGGGGGGTTGGCCGGCGACGATGGTGACACCGGCTTTGCTGGCCTTTATGGCCAGCGACAGCACGTCGCCGGCCGACGCCTGCAGGACGCCGCTGTGACCGGCGTCGGCGCCGCTGGTGCCGCCGACCGACAGGAATTGTTCGTCGACGTTGGCGGTGTTGCGGGTGAATTGCAGGCCGACGTTGTCGCCGGCGGCGACGCCGCCCAGGACGATGACGGAGGTCATCAGGTACAGGCCGGCCACCGGGACCAGGTAGCCGGGGGTGGCGGTGACGTAGAGGCCGTAGGGGTCGCGGCTGTTGGTGTCCATGGCCACCTGCAGGTAACTGGTGCTGGTGTTGAACACGGCGTTACGGGCCCAGCGGGCGTGGAGGACGTCGCGGGCTTTGCGCCAGCCGCCGCCGTTGACGCCGGCTTTGGCCACCCAGATTTCGCCGTCCTGGCCGACGTCGGTGGCGATCCCGGCGCCGGTGTAGGCGGGCATGGCGGTCTGGCCGGCCAGGGCCAGGGCGCCGGGGCGCACGTCGGTGACGTTGGCGGCGGCGATGGACGCCGAGGCGCCCGGGACGTAGATCTGGGCCAGGGCCAGCTGGCCGGCCGGTACCGCCGGGGCGACCGGCGACGCCGCCACGGTGCCGGTGACGTAGTCGAAGATGAAGTCGTTGTTGGCGCCGCCGTCGAGATCGTTGGCCCGGGGATGGCAGGTGATCAGGTCGATACGGTTGGTGCCGGAGGCGGGGGCGGCGGTGAGGGTGACCTGCTCGACGGCGTCGGAGTAGCAGACCGTCGACCCGGTGGCGTTCTGGGACGGCACCGAGCAGTAGCCGGCCGCGATGTTGACGGTCATGCCGGCGGCGGGGGTGACGGCGCAGCCGGTGACCGCCCCGGACGGCCACAGGGCGGCGAAGAGGCGCCGGTCGGCGCCGGCCGCGTAAGAGCCCTGCTGCTCCCACAAAGGCGTGTATCGGGTCATGGGGTCATCTCCGGGTGAGGGCGTTCACGTCGCGGGTGGTGGCGGTGACAAGGTCGAGCAGGTTGGCGGTGGGCCGGCCGACGGTGAGGGCCACGTTCTCGTCGCCGTCGTCGTTCACGTCGAAGGTGATCCCGAGGACCCGCTGGGCGGTGTTGACTTTCAGCCGGCCGACGTAGGCGACGAGGGGGACCACGTCGCCCAGGTTGGGGTTCCCCCACGTGTACCAGTTGGGCCGCAACGTCAGCGTGTAGGTGGGGGTGACGACCCCGGACAGGGCCAGGTTGCCGGCGGCCCGGTCGTCGAGGGTGGACTGGATCGACACGTCGGCGGCGTTGTCGGCGGACATCCACAGCCCTTGCGGGGATTGGGTGACGTTGTTGGCGTCGCCGTTCCAGCGCTCGGCGTACAGCTGGGCGGCGGCCGGGTCGGCCGAGCCGTTGTTGCCCAAAACCCGCCAGTAGTTGGCGTAGTCGCCGGAGTTGACGGTACGGGTGAACGCCGAGACCGAGGAGCCGTAGGCCAGGGTCAGGTCGTTGCGGGTGACGCCCTGGTAGGGGTAGAAGATTTTGAGGGCGGCGTCGGCGGTGGGGTCGACGGCGTAGTCGAAGCCGTTGATCACTTTGGCCAGCTCGTCGAAGGCGGTGCCGATCTCGGTTTGCGGCGGGTAGGTGCGGTCCCGCAGCTGGCCGGACGGGTTGGCGACCACGTCGCGGTAGGTGCCGTCCGGGTTGGCGTAGTTGACGGTCAGCGGCAGCCACGACCCGGGGCTGAGTGACGTGGCCGAGCTCGACGAGGCCGACATGGCCGCGTAGACCAGGTCGTCGGCGATGGTGTCCTGGTCGAACTGGGTGCGGGTGTACGTGCTGGTCAGGTAGCGGCGGGTGAGCATGGCCGCGTAGTCGTGGCAGGTGAAGGTGACGGCGTGGTTCTGTTCGGACACCTGGTCCTCGGCGTGGTCGACGATGCCGTAGAACATGGGCCGGTCCCGGCCGTAGTGCTCGTCCCAGCGCCAGGCGATCACGTCGGTGGCCAGCTCGACGACCAGGGCGGCCTCGGCGGCGTGGCCGTCGAGGGTGAAGGTGAACTGGGCCGGGGTGTTCCAGTTCTGCTCGAGGCGCCGGCCGGTGGCCGAGGCCAGCTCGGCGATGAGCACGCTTTGGCGGGTCACGTTGGTGTAGCGGCGGGCGTGGACGGTGACCCGCCAGCGGCCCCGCCCCGACGGTACCGGCACCGCCGCCTGGGTGGCGACCGCGGGCGGGCCCCAGCTGTCACCGCCCCGGGGCGCCCGCTCGCTGGGCCAGGTCACGTGAGGTAGCCGTCCTGCCAGATGGCCTGCACCTGGGAGACCGCCGAGGTGTTCGACCCGGACATGCCCATGCCGGTCGACCCGGGCGACACCGGCAGCACCGGCCACACGGTGTTGTACCAGTCGAGCTGGTTGAGGGCGTTCTGGGTGGGGTCGCCGTCGACCAGCGCCGTCTTCTTGGCGGTGTCGACGTCGACGTAGTGGCCGGCGTTGATCACGTAGCCGGCCAGGAAGGTGACGTTGGCGGTGGTGTAGTGGCCGGTCCCGTCGTTGATGGTGAAGTTCACCACCGGGCTGGTGACCGGCCCGTAGATGCGTAGCAGGGGGCGGACGGCCACGTCGCCGGGGCTGACGATGGTGGTACCCGACCCGGCGCCGCCACCGGCCGGGTAGGTGCGGTTGAACGTCAGCGGGTAGACGCGGCCCTGGGCGCCGATCTGGCCGGCCATGGCGGTGGCGGTTTTGACGGTCGGATCGCGGGCGACCGGGTCGGCGGCCAGCCACTGCAGCTGCACGTCGCGTTGGGCCGGTCCCGATATCGGCCACGAGTAGCCCGACGCCCGCACCGTCAACGTGCGTTCGGCGGCGCCGGGCCGGTCCAAGACGTAGTGCAGCACCGGGCGGGCCGAGGGGACCATGAACGGGGCGAAACTCGAGGCGACGGCGTCGACCCGGGCCCCGGCCCCGGTCAGGGCGGTGACGTTGGCGGAGATCACCCGGGCGCCCATGAACTGGGTGCGGTCGTCGACGCCGTCGGCGTCGGGCCGGTTGCTGACCACGTCGCGGGTGGCCGGCCAGCCCAGGTCCAGCAGGGAGCAGAAGTAGCCCTGGGTGGGGTCCTCGAGCTGGATCGTCTGGGCGCCGAGGGTCAGCCAGGCTTTGCGGACGCAGGGGGCGGGCCACATTTCGGGTCAGACCCGCTGCGTCTGGATGTGCCAGGCGGCTTTACGCATGAACGTCTCCAGGTCCAGGTCGCTGGCGAAATGGGCGTCGTTGATGACGATGGCCGGCCCGGCCCGCCCGGGGGTGGCCTGCGCGGCCGGGATCACCGTTTCGCCCTGGTGGACGACGGCCAGGCCGGTCTGGGAGATGTAGCCGCCGGTGTCGAGACCGGGGATGACCGAGGCCACCTTGCCGAGCACTTTGCCGACGATCCCGCCCGGCACCTTCAAGGCACCGACGGTGTCGTCCCACACCCGTTTCACGATGCCCAGGGCGTCCTCGAACGGCTGGGCGATGACGCGGGTCAGGTCCGAGAACGCCGAGGCGATCCAGCCGGGGATGCGCTGGAAGAATCCGACGACGGTGTTCCAGTGTTTTATGACCAGCCCGGCGGCCACACCGATGGGGCCGAGGAGCACGCCCAGCAGGTACGGCCAGTTGGCCACGATCCAGCGCCACACCACCTGGATGCCGCCGAGGATCTGGTTCCAGTAGCGGTAGATGAGGGCGGCGGCAATACCGATAGGGCCGAGGAGGATGCCGAGCAGCAGCGGCCAGTTGACCCGGATCCAGTCCCACACCGCTTTGGCCGCCACTTTCATGGCCCCCCAGATGGTCGACCAGTTGCGGTACAGCACGTAGGCGATGGCGATGAGCCCGGCCACGGCCACCACGATCAGGCCGACGGTGGCGATCAGCGGCAGGCCGGCCGCCTCGGCCACGGTCTCGGCCGCCACCCAGGCGTAGGTGGCGGCCGTCTGGACCAGCGTCGAGTCTTTCAGGACGTCCATGCCGGCCTTGGCGATCTTGGCGAACCCGCCCAGGCCGACCATGGCCGCCCCGGCGCCCTGCAGGGCCGGCCCGTATTTCTGGCCGAACTGGGCGACCTGGTCTTCGATGGTGGTCGAGATGGCTTTGAGCCGGCCGGTGAAGGTGTCGGCCGAGGCGGCCGCCTGGCCGTGCAGTTTGGCGGCCAGCTCGTCGGTGGCCGACTCGTGTTTCTTGCTGGCGTTACGGGCCGCGTCCTGGGCGGCGGCCAGTTTCTGGTGGGCGTCGCGGGCGACGGCGGCGGCGTCGCGGACTTTCTGTTCGGCGTCGCGCAGGCGGATGGCCTCGGCGGTGGTCAGTTTCTTTTTGCCGGCGTCCAAAGCTTCCACGTCGGCCAGCCGCTGTTTGGCGGCCGCCGCGGCCCGGTCGGCGGCCTGGGCCGTCCGGGTGGCTTTCTCCAGGCCTTTGGTCGGGTCCACCGTCTTGGTGACGGTGATCCCGAACTCTTTGAGCAGGCGGGTGTTGCCGTTGTACACCTTGCCCAGCGACGTGGCCGCCGACGCCAGGTCCTCGTGTTTGGCGGCGGCCAGGTCGGTGGCGGTGGACAGCAGGTGCAGGGCTTTGGCCGGGTCGCCGGTGGCCTGGGTGAGGATCTGCAGGGCGTTCTGAGTGGCGGCGGAGGATTGCCCGAATTTCTCGTTGTGTTTGATGGCCGTCTCGATGGCCTTGGCGTAGTCGTCGTAGGAGTGGCCGGTGTTGTCGATGGCCTGGGCCAGCTGCTGGTGGGCGGCCTGCTCTTTCGAGCCGAGCGTGGTGAGCAGCACGCCGACGCCGGCCACCGCCCCGCCCGCCCCGAGCAGCACGTCGGAGACTTTCTTGCCGTGCTCGAGGATGTTGCCGAGTCCTTCGTCGACGACGGCCAGCGCTTCGCCGAACGGGCCGAGGACCCCGGTCCGGTTGAGGGTGCCGAGCATGGTCGAGAAGGCCGACTGGGCGGTTTTGGCCACCGAGGCGGCCTTGTCGCCGGTGTCCTTGAAGGATTTGGCCAGGCCGCTGGTGTCGCCCAGCACCCGCACCATGATCGACGGGCCGGCCATGGTCTACCTGTGGGTCTGGCGGCGGGCGTCGGCGGCGGCCCGCTCGACGGCGTCGGCTTCTCGTTGCATGAGGCGGACCATGGCCGCGAACATCCGGTCGGACAGTCGGTCTACGTCGTCGGGGAGGCAGCGCCAGTAGCGGCAGAAGGCGGCCACGCTGTCGGCGAGCTCCCGTTGGTAGGGTCCTCCTCGATCACCTGCAGTTCGCAGTAGTAGGAGTGCAGCCATAGGCTGGTCAGGTCCCGGCCCGGGTAGTCGCGGATCAACGCCCGGAAGGCGTGGAGGCGGAAGGCCTGGTTTTGGGCGATCTCGCCGAAGGCGGTTTTCTCGTGGCGGGTGATGGCGTCGACGACCACCTGGGCGGGCAGGCGTTTCATGAACGCCTCGTCGACGACCAGCAGGGTGGGCAGCTCGGTGTCGACGTCAGTCATGGACGCCCCCGGTACCGGTGTTGGTCCACACTCCCGACGACCCGAAGATCCGGGTGAGGGCGTCGGCGTAGTCGCTAGCCGCCCGCGGCGCCAGGGCCATGGCGGCGGGGAACAGGTAGCGGCCGTCCTTGACGAACGGGCGGGCCGAGTCGTGGGGGCGGTGGCGGCGGCCGCCGAACTCGACCCAGCCGGCGTAGGGGACGGCTTTCGACCCCATGCGCACCCCGGCGCCGGTGCGGGTGGCGCCCACCCGCACGCTGGCGGCCAGGCGGCCCGGGCGGTGCCAGCGGCCGGCCGGCCGTTCCGAGACGGGCAGGGCGGCCCGGGCGGCCGGCAGGATCGGGGCCACCGCGGCGGCGCCGGCCGCCCGCATGGCCGCGTACAGCGGCGAGCGCTGGTCGGCGGTCAGCCGGTTTATGTCCTTGCGCAGGGCTTTGGCGCCGATCACCTCGACGATGGCGGGCCCGGCCATCTACGGATGCTTCCCGGCCACCCAGGCCGACCCGTTCCAGTTGTTGGCCAAAAGGTCGGCGGTGATCACGTACTGGCCGGCCGCCCAGGTGGCCGCCGGGCTGGCGGTGATCCCCGACAGGGCGGCCAGGTTGGCCGGTACCGTCGCCCCCGACGGGGTGTAATAGCCGGGGGCGCCGGCGGTGGCCCCGGTGGCGGTGACCGCCCCGGTGTCGACGGTGGGCGGGCCGGTCAGGTTCCAGTCGACGGCCACCTCGGCGGCGGCGCCGGCGTCGCCCAGGATCAGCTCGACCGGCTGGGGGATGACGTAACCGGAGATGATCGGGTTGGTGGCTGACGCCACCTGCGACGCCTTCGGACGGGCTTTGAACTGGGCCGGGGTGTTGCCGGCCGCGTAGGCGTTGATGGCCGCGGCCAGCGTGGCGTAGGTGGCGCCGGCGTCGAACGACTGGTACAGCGTGGCCCGCAGATGCCATTTCGTGACCCCCGGGTAGTCGACCTCGCCGCAGAAGCTGGTCACCGTGACCGGTTTGTTCTCGGGGAAGGCGGCCTCGAGATGTTTGACCAGGCAGGACAGGTTGACGCCGGTCAGCTCGAAATAGCCGTTGTTGAGGATCAGCGGGGTGGCGGTCGGGGCGGTCGGGTCGCCGGCCGCGGTCAGGGACACCTCCGGCGGCGGGGCCGGCGGCGGCGGGGCGTCTTCGGTCATGGTCACGGTCAGATCCTCCTCACATCACGATTTTCAGGGTCACTTCGGCGGTCAGCAGGTCGACGCCGGCCACGTTCACGTTCCGCCAGTTGCGGGACGCCTCGGCGGTGGCGGCCGCCACCGTGCCGGCCAGGGTCGGGTCGTCGGCCAGGGCCTGGCGGACCAGGCCGATCAGGTCGGCGACGGTGTCGTCGCCGTCGGCCGGGCCGACCACGCCGACCGGGAACGTGCATTCGTCGACGGCGAACGCGAACGTCGAGAACAGCACCTCGGTTTCGCGGCCGACCACCACACACGGCGGGTTGAGCGTCTGGGGGGCTTTCTCGTGGACGGTGACGGGGGCGCCGGCGTTGTCGACGGCGGCCCGGATGGCGTCCGCCAGCGCCGGCGCGGCGGTCGAACGCGACCAGCTCACGACCCGATCCGGTGGCGGAGCGGCAGGACGGCCAGGGCCACGTCGGAGACGTTGGCGGCGCCGGTGGCGGCGTATTTCAGTTCGATGACGGTGTCGCCGGGGTTGACGAACGCGTAGTCGGAGCGTGACAGGGTGGAACCGACCGGCTGTTTGGCGTTGACGTGGAGGCGGTCCTCGGTGTTGGTGCCGGCGGCCAGGACCGTCGCCCCCGAGAAGTCCAGTGACAACGCCACCTCGACGTTGTTGGCGGCGACGTCGACGTAGGCGGTCAGGATGAACAGGCACAGCCACGGCCCGGACACGAAACTGAGCGTCGTGGTCAGCGGGGTGGGCAGGCTGGCGTAGGTGGTTATCGCGCCGGTGGCGGCGATCGGCTGGACCGCGGTGGCCGCCCCTTTGAGCGGCACGTGGCGGGCGTGGTCGTTGGTGTGCTCGTCGGACCAGAAATGGCCGCCGATGTCGAAGTCGGTCATCAGCCGAACACCACCGGCCCGACCGACGAGTACAGCATTTCCACGTCGGGGTCGACCCGCCCGACGCGCACCCCGCCCAGGTCACCCCACGAGATGGTCCCGTCCACGCTGTCGCGGCGGCGGTACAGGCGGGCGGCGTGCATCAGGCAGGCCTGGTGGGCGGTGTCGGGCAGGGTGCCGTTGTCGGCCGGTGGCACCGGATACAGGTAGTTGAGGCGGCGGTTGCCGTAGTCGACGGCGGCGGCCAGCGCGGTGGTGATAGCCGAATCGGTTTCCGCGTCGGGCTGCAAACGCAGAAACGATCGGACCTCCTTCAACGCCGGCCAGAACGCCACCGACCACGACCCCCGTTGCTATTTCTTCGACGCCGGCGCCGGCGGCGGCTCTTCGTCGGCCAGCGGGGCGGAAACGTCGAACTCGACCGAGGTGGGCAGGCTGGTCACCGCCGAGAGGTCCAACGGCACGTAGGCGGTCTGGGCCAAACTGTTGAACGCCACGTAGCCGCCGTAGGCGACCTGCACGCCCAGAATCGACGGCTCGATCACCGACAGCAGGCCGATGACCTCCTCGTACACCTCGTACAGGTCGTCGGGGCCGACGATGATGGTTTTGGCCGGGAACAGCGGGCACACCACCCGGGGCAGGCCGAACAGGTCGCCGTTGAAGGCGGCCAGCTGCGACGTGCCGGGGGCGCCCATCTCGCGGGTGGTGTCGACCGGCAGCACCACCCGGGTGGTGTCGACCAGGCTGCCGAGCGCGGCCCACACGTCCAGACCGCACCAGATCCGCGTCGGCATCCGCTGCCCGGCCGTGTAGGAATGCATCCCGGCCGTGTAAAGCGCTTTCGACCAGTCGGCCAGCACCGGCACGGCCGGCAGGGCCGGCGGTTTGGTGCCGGTGGCTTTGGCCGCGAAGTCGGCCGCCACCGCCGTCTCGGTCTGCACGCTGTACACCTGGGCCAGGTCGCGGACCAGGATGTCCCAGGCCGCCGGGCTGGTCCAGTCCATGTCCTGGCGGGAAATGTCGACGGTGCCGCCGTAGGTGGCTTTGGCGAAGCTGACGTTGCCGATCACCATGTTCTGCGAGGAGAGCTGGGTTTTCTCGCCCGCCTGGACGCCTACCGTCACGTGCTGGGTGACCTTCGGGCGGGTGAACGTGGCGCCCGGGATGCCGCCCAGTCCGCGGGAGCCGCCCAGGCTGGTGATCAACGGCCGGTTGTCGTCGATGAGGTCGACGACCGCCCCGACGATCGGCGTGGGCAGAATGCCGGGCGTGTTGGCGGTGGTCTGGTTGGCGACCACCCGGGTCTGGGCGGCCGCCACCCGCTGGGCGGCGGCCGGGTCCGGGTCGCCTCCCATCAACGCCCGGGCCCGGAGCAGGTCCACGATGTACTCGCCGGCGCTGCGATACTCCGGCATCCGGCCGTCGCCGTCGGCCCGGCGGGGCTCGGCCGGCAGGCGGTCCGGTACGGCCAGGGCGCCGGCGGTGCTGTTGTGGGCCTGGCGGAGCGCCTCGAACTCCTCGAGCGGTTTGATCTGGGCGTCGATGGCGGCGATGCGCTGGCGGGCCGCCTCGAGCAGACCTCGCTCGGCGTCGACCAGGTCGCGGCCTTCGACCTGGCCGAGAATGGCGTCCATGGTGGCGATCTGCTCGGCCCGCTGGGCTTTGAGCGACTCCAATACGGCATTGGGCATAACGGGGAAACCTCCGCGTCTTCGGGACACTTACGGGCGCTCGGATGCTTGACGCCGGCATGTCCCGGCCGTGGCCGCCAGGTGGGGCTTTTCAGGAAAGCCCCGGCGTGGCGCCGGCGGTCGTCGCGGTGCGGCCGCGTGCTCTGCTAGCCGGATCGTAGCCGTTCGAGCTCGTCGCGCCAGCGATCGACGGCCAGCGGGCCGACGCAACGCTGGCGGGCGGTGCGGGTGTAGACCAGCTCGCGGACCTGGGTGACGACCGCCTGGGCGAACGCCGGCGTCGGCGTCATCGACACCTCGATCAGCCGCGACTCGGTGCGGGTAACCCGGTCCTTGTGGTCGCCGCCCAGATCGGGGTTCCAGTCGTCGGCCATCTCCCAGTCGGAGCGGATCGGCTGGAAACCGATCGACAGGCCGACCAGGTCGCCCGATTCGGCCAGCCGGGCCGCCTCCTGGGCCTCGGCCCGGTCGTTCAACTGCCACACCCCGTGCAGGCCGTCGTCGCCGTGGGACCACGACTCGGCGTGACCGACCGGGAAACGGGTGTTGTCGTGAAACAGCAGCAGCGGGGCGTTACGGGCTGACTCCCGGGTCGATTTTTTCAGTGACCCGGCGGCGTGCGACTCGACGAACCAGCCGATGTCCGCCCACGTCTCGTACGGCACGGCCCGCCCCTCGAGGTACTTGTAGGGGCGGCCCACGGCCTGCACCTCGCGCAGGATGGCCGCCGTCGGCCACGGGTGGGCGGCGTTACCGTCCGGGCCCGGCTCGGCGGCGGTGGCGCTAAACGTGACGGTCATTGGTTGGCACCTCCTGAGTCGGCCTGGCCGCCGGTCTCGTCGGCCGGCGCCGCTGGCGGTACGGGCGGGGCGGGCGGCGCCGGGGTCTGGTAGGGGATCGACGCCAACGGCACGCCCAAAAGCATCTGGTAGGCCATCTCGCCGGTCACGATCCCGCCCGACACCAGCAGCTGCAACGCCTGGGCGGTGGTCGGCAGATCCTCGGCCAAAAGCTTGTTCCGGTCGAAACGGACCTCGGTGCCGCGCGGGAACCAGGCGTCGGACCACACCTGCTCGAAATCGGCCAACACCGGCTCGATCGACGTGCGCAGGATCTGCTGGTACTGGGGGGCGGCGGTCTTGTAGGTCATGCCCTGCACCGCCGCCCCCAGCCAATACGAGTCCAGGTTGAACATGTTGGCCACGTCGGTCAGCGACATTTTGCGGGCCTCGACCAGCTGGGTGTCGGTCGGCGACCAGGCCAGCGGGATCACCTGCGTGCCGTTCGGCAGGATGGCCGGCTCGCGGGCCGGGCCGCCGAACTTGGCCAGCCAGTTGCTTTTGGCGTCGTCGGCCACGTCCTGGGTGAGGGTGGCCTGGGGGGTGACGATGGCCACCGACGGCACCGCCCCGCCGGCCAGCGCCGAGCGCTCGTACTCCTCTTCCATGGCGGCCCGCTCCAACGTCGAAAAGTACTCTTCGACGACGCCGACGCCGCGCACCGGGTAGTTCCGGTCGACACCGCGGGAGATGTGGATCACGTCCTCGGCGGGTAGCGGCTGGCCGTAGAAACTGTACGAGGCGTTGGCGAAATCGCCGCCCGTCCACATCACGTAAACCCAGTTGATCGGCAGATATCTGACCGCCAGCGGCCAGCCGTCGACACCGCGGACCGTCACCAGACTCACGGTGTTACCCGACAGCAGATAGTCCTCGACCGAGCACTGGACGAACCGGGAGCGGGGCCACACCGGCGACGGATCCGGGCTTTTGAGCAGCGACGGCCGCGGGTCGAGCACCTGGCCGGCCCGGTAGGCGTCGATCGGCATCTGTTTCGTCATCCCGCCGTAGAGCTGGATGGCCCGCCCCACGGCCGGCACGTGACGGGCCGAGGCGGCGTCGTAGACGTAGACGCCGGGCAGGCCGTAGCCCGTCCCTGTCGTCGGCGGCGGGATCAGCGGCCCCGAGTCGCGCACCTGGACCCGCCGGCCCACGTCCCACGCCGTCACGCTCACCGGCCCGTAAGTTACCAGCCAGTTTAGTTGCGTGGTGAGACCGTCTCAGTAGATGCGGAAGGCGCCCAGGTCGGCGGGGGCGTGATCCACCGCCCACACCGCCACCGTGGCCGCCGTCAACGCCGCCAGGCTGCCCGACGACTGGCGGCGACCCCACGCCCAGGCGTCGCCCAGCGCCCGCCGTACCGCCCAGCCTGCCGCCGCGTCGAGCGCCGGGTGGGGACGGTACCGGACCAGGGGTTCGGGGGCGCACAGCGCCTCGAGCAGGCCGGCGCAGGCCGCCGCGTAGTCCCGGGCCTTCAGGCCCTCGAGGGTCAGCCCGGCCCGGGTGAGCACGTCGGCCACGTCGGGGGCGGGGCCGGCGTTGTCGTACGCCACTACCACCGGCCGCCACCGTTCCACCAGCTCGGCCACCCGGTCGGCCAGCCAGCCCACCCCGGGCCGCTGGTCGGCCACCTCCACGTGCGCCACCCCGGTCTCGTCGCGCCAGGCGGCCACCACCGCGGCGTCGGAACGGTCGACGGCCACGTCGAAGGCGAGGGCGACCTGGCCGGCCGGGGGCAGCTCGGCCGGGTCCTCGGCCGCCCTACGCCACGCCTCTACCGGGATCACCCGGGCCAGGGTTGACACCCACTGGTTGCCGTAGGCCCGGGCGAACTCGTCCCGGCCGAGCATGTCCAGCGCCGCCTGCATCGACTCCGGGCCGATGGTGATCCCGAAGGCGGGATGGTACACCGGCCATGAGACGGCCTCGGTGGGGTCCAGGTCCGGGGGGCAGGCCCACTCGAAATAGGCCACCCCCGACCGGCGATCCTGGTCGACGGCGGCCCGGCCGGCCTCGACGGTGCCCAGCCACCACACGCTCGAGGCGTCGCCGGCGGTCGACACCTTCCACACCTGGGCGTTCGGCTTGGTGGCCTGGGTGGGGACGATGGCCTGGTCGAGCTGGGAGCCGCGGACCGGGTCGAACGCCCACGGCTCGTCGATCACCACCAGGTCGGAGGTTTTGCCGTGCAGGCTGTCCGGGGTGGGCGGGAACGGGCGGACCATGCCCCCCGACGCCGGCCAGCGCACCGCCTCCGACCCGTTGGCTCGCCGAAAACGGTACACGCCGCCCAGGCGGGCCAGCAGCGGCTCGTGCTCGTTGAGGAACCAGTCGACGGCGTCGCGGCCGGATTGGGCGGTGAACCAGCAGCGGGCCCGGGGCAGCGTGATAGCCCGATGCTCCAGCACCGACCCGAACAGCGTGGTTTTGCCGGATTGTCGGGGCACGGTGACGACCACCAGCTGGTAGGCGAAACGGCCGTCCGGGTCGACCTCGAGGGCCACGTCGGCCACGTACTGCTGCCACGGCATCATCGGTTTCCCCAGCGCCCGGGCCAGGGCGGCCACCGCCCCGCCGTAGGTGAGGCGGTCAGGGCTGCGAGCGGTCGCCGCCACCGGCGCCGGGCCGAGCCAGTTCGGCCAGGAGGAGATCCCAGCTGTCGGCGGTTTTGACGGCCGGGACGGCGATACCGCTGGCGGCGAGCTGCTCGGCGAGCTCATGAGACAGGCGGCCTAGCGTCTCGAGGTCGCCGCCGGCCTCGGCCACGTCGACGGCCCGGCCCAGGGCTCGCAGATTGGCCCGCACCGCCTTCGCCAGCTCCGGGCGGGTCCGCAGGTCCAGATCGACGGCGTTCTCGACCCGGCCCCGCCGTTTCGGTCGGCCGTCATTCACGATCGGTCCCGGTCACGGCGAACGGGGAGAGATTTTGACTGTGCTCGGGATGCGCGGGCCTGCCGCCACCAAAAATCGCACCCCCCCTTACTTTCATCAGAACCGCGTCACGTAGTCGGCGATCGTGGTGCGATAGCGGAAGGGTCGACGACTGTTCGTCATCGCCGCACCACCCCGACTGTTGCACGCCCGGCACGACGCCCGCAGGTTGGTGGGTTCGTCGCCACCACCGTCAGCACGGGCGATCACGTGGTCGACCTCGGTGGCGTGACGGGTGCAGGTAGGTCCCTTGATCTGGCACAACCACAGATCACGATCCAGCACCATCAACCGCAGACCACGCCACCACCTGTCGTGTACGCCCACGTGCTACACGCTAGACGCTAGCGAAGTCGAAGCCGATCTGCGTTGGCCCGCTCGTCTGGTGTTCTCGCCATAGCCGCCAGCCCAGCAGACGCTTAGCCCAATCTTCTGGACTCATGTCGGACTTGGCCCGGTTGCAGGTCATGCAGCACGGGCGGGTGTTCGTGCTGTAGAACGGTTCCTTGGCGGGATCGATGATGTCAATCGTCACGTCGGCAAGGCCGTGGGCCATGTCGGCGTACGGCTGCTGGCAGTAGCAGCAGGTGTTGTCGTGAGCGTGCTCGATGTCGTGTGCGATCCGGTCCGCGGTCCAGCCGTATCGGCGCTCGAACTCTCGTTTCGTCAGGCCAAACCGCTTGGCGTGATGGCCGATCGTGGAGTGTGCCTTGCGAATCGACCGCCGTAGCCGTTTCCGAGCGTCGCCGCGGGTCTGCTCGCAAGGGATGCAAATGGACCGTGTGTCGCGTATACGTCGCACACCGCTGTTACGCCGGAACATGAGCGGAGCGATATCGACGGGATAGACGGTGCCGCATTTTCGGCATGCCACAGTGTCAAAGGCGTTCGACATTGGCGGCGGGTTATAGCAGCCGGGTGTGACGGTCTAGCGGGCGCCGTGCAGGCTGCGATGGTGGACGGCGAAATCGGTGATCGCTTTGTCGGCCTGGTCGTCGTCGAAGTCGTCAGGTCGCGACCAGCGGGCCAGGCAGATGTTGCACCGGGCCGTCTGCGGCCGGCCGTTCGTCGCGGTGAGTAGCTGAATGGTCATCGCACCTCCTGCCAGTTGTTCACGGATACGGGCGATCCACCACCGGCCCGTCTCGGCGGTCAGGTCATCCACCGTCGTCGTCGTCGACCAGGTGCATCCGGCGGCGGGCGGCAAGACCGGTGAAGTCCTCGAGGTAGCCCGACCCGGGCGCGAACTCGACCGGGCGCGGCGCAGGTTTTCCACAGGCGTCGCCGCTCGCCGTTGACGGCGAGCGACGCGGCGACGCTCCTTGCTTTTCTCTAAAGACTCCTTCTCCCCGCTCAGAATGTCCTAACCCCTCGGTCACCATGACCGAGGTGGTAGGTAACAGTGACCTAGGTACCTCGGTCATGGTGACCGAGGTCAACGTCCACAGATGCGACCGGCCAGGCGACTTATCCACAGACAGGTAGCCGAGGTTGGCGAGACGGTCGAGAGCCCGCTGCGCCGTCTTGTAACCGACGCCGACGTCCCTGGCGACCCGGCCGATCGACACCCGGACCACGCCGGTGTAGCGGTCGGCACGACAGCACATCGCCACCAGCACGTTCTTCGTCGACCCGGTCAGCTCGGCGTCCAGGGCGGCCATCACGGCGGCGATGTTCACCACAGCTGCCCTTGCTCGGGCGGGCGCAGCCGCTCGCGGAGCAGCTCCACGGCGTGGGGGTTGGCCTGGCCGGCCATCTTGGCCAGATACGACGTGGAGCCGCGCTGGCGGCCCATCATCTCGGCGATCCGGGCCCAACCGAGGCGGCAGTCGTCGTGCAACAGCGCGTACAGGACGCGGCGGGCGTCGGGTAGCGGCGGCCAGCGTCGCAGCGAGCGCAGATCGTCGCCGGTCAGGCCGTAGGCGGTGGCGACCGCGGCGAACACGTCGTGGGGGTCCGCCGGGAACACGTTGCCGTTGATCACGTCCAAAACCCCTCGACTCGGTTACCATCCTGTTCGGCACGTACGTCCGGTTCCCCTCGACGCTGGCCGTACTCCCGCCACCTCCTGATCTCGGCCAGGCCCGTCCCACAACCCGGGCCTGGCGGGATTGTGTCTCACGGTCCCCCCGAACTGCCGATATGGGGCAGGGCCACCATGCAGCCACATTTTCCGCAGAACACCGCGGAACGACCGTCCTCAAGCTGCATACAAGCCTGCGAAGGATCAAGCATCCGCCCGCAGTGGCAAGTAAAACTTTGACCCGTCCACCACGCTTCGGGTTCGGGCGGGTGGCCGCACGGCACCTCCCGCCAGAAGTCGTCGGGCGGCCTGATAACGCGCCCAGAGTCGGCGTTAGGGGTCACGGTCCGTGGACCTCGAGGCGGCGCAGGTAGTCGACGGCCAGGGCGTAGCCGTTCAGGTTGCGTGGCGACGGCCAGCGCCGGCATTGCAGGTCGGCCTGCCACACCATGGCCCGGGCCCGCTGGCAACGCCACCGCCACCGCAGCCAGCCGACGAGCGTCACAGCTCGGCCTCCTCCCAGATCAGATGCCAGTCGGCGTGCTCGAGGACGACCGGGCCGGTGGCCAGCACGCCGCAACGCTTGCACCGCCACACGGCCTCGCCGGTCGGGTAGAGGGCGCCGGCCAGGTCGTACTCGTCCCACGGATAAGTGGGCTTATCGGGACTATTCATGAATAGATCCCCCGGGTCGCCGGGCAGGCCCGCCACGCCTTCTCGGCCCGACGGTAGCCGTCGTCCTTGCCGCGCACATCCACGACTGGGCCGACCTGGCGGGCCTCCTTGTCGGATAGCCGGCGGCGAAGGTGTACGGCCCGCTCGCCAACCTCGCGCCATTCTCCGAGTGCCGGATCGCCCACACCGTCGAGGGCTCGCTCAGCGAACGACCAGAGCCATTCGAGCGGCAAAGTTGTTCTTTGCGCTGCGGCCGAGGCGTGCCAGACCGGCCCGCCGAATCCCGCCTCGAGTCACTCATAGCCGCTGTTCACCGTCACGATCACCGAATAGGCCTTGTCCGGACCGACGTACCGGAATCGCGGATGCGTCGTCTCGACCGCCAGGCGGCAGTGATGGCGGATAGCTGCGAGCTGGAAGTCCCGCGGATAATGGGCCTTATCAGGACTAGACACGGGGCTCGCCTATCTTGAAGGTGCCCTCCCACCAGTCGGCGTAGAACTGACCGCAAATCTCGCACTCGCCAGCGGCGCAGCCGGACCACAGGATCGAGCCGTCGTCCTGAAGGTCGCCGTCCTCTTGGAGCTTCGCGGTTCCACCGCAGTCGCACTCCAGCTCGGCGACCAGGCGGACGGCGTCCGCGTCAACCCAACCCACGTCGCCGCTCCTCCTGACACGCCCGGCACGACCGTTTCCGATAGCCGTTCTGGATCTGGACCTTGAGGTTGGCGCCGACTAGCGGATGCCCTTGCGGGCACTCGGTGACCTGGACGCGTGGACTGCGCCGGTAGTTCTCGCTCGGCGTCACCACCTCGAGGTGGTCGACGTTTACGCAGGCGCGGTTCCGGCAGAGGTGGTCTATCTGCATTCTCGGTGGGATCGGGCCGAATGCTTGCTCATAGGCGATCCGGTGGGCGGTCGTGGTCGTGTTGCCGACGCGCACGACGCCGTAGCCTTTGCGGTTGAGCGGCGCTTGTGAAAGCACGCACTCTTTCTCCGGATATCCGGGGTTATCGGTCATGGCTTGAGTTCGATCGTCACGCGGATCATGTCCCAGTCGAAGATCCACGGACCTATGTCGCTAGACGCTTGACCGATCGCGTAGAACAGCGGCGAAGGTCCCATGTGGTTACCGATGAGAGAAGCTGACAGCCCCGCCATTGCCCGAACTTTGGGGACAACCGCAGGATCCCACCCACGCGGTCGTCCCGGCCCGGTGGACTCATGTCGGGGCGTCAGGATGCCGGTCCGCGCCCAGTAGTCAAGCTGTCGGAAGCTGGCGCCAGTCGTCTCAGCCAGGGCGACAGTGCTCAGACCAGGCGGCCGCGCGGGCCCCCCCGCGTGGAGTGATTGGCGCCGCCGCCGCTGGTCGTAATGCATGCGGCAAAGACCGCCTGCGACGTGCTTTCCGTGACAGTCGGGGTAAACGCACTCCCCATAAACGGGATTATGCGGAGTTGCGCCGGCGCCGTCTCTAGCACCCGTCATCTATCCCCCTTTCTGGAACGACGCGGTTACCGGCGCCGGCGCAGGGCTCAGGCACGGCCGCGGGCTTCGGGGAGGTTGTCGTAGTAGTCGACGGGCGGGCCGGTCTCGACCCGGCG